CTTGGCCAAGGTGGCCAAGAGTGCCAAAGAAATGTTCCCAGGCTCAAAGATCGTGATCGGTGCAGACAATGACCAGTTCACGGAGGGCAACCCTGGAGTCACTAAAGGCCGTGCGGCTGCGGCACTGGTGTTTGGTGAGATTGTGTACCCACAATTTGGTGAGTCGGACATGGTGGACAACAAACCAACGGACTTTAATGACCTTCACTGCCTGCAAGGGCTTGATGCCGTCAAAGAGCAGATCGAGCGCGTGGCAGGCCCGATGCGTGACAAACTGGCGTTTGAGTTCTCCAGAATTGATAGCCTTGAGTTGGCAGAGATCAATTGGATTGTTGACGACTACATAGAAAGTGACAGCTTGGCGCAAGTGTTTGGTGACCCAGGCGGTGGTAAGTCATTCGTCAGCATCGACCTTGCTTGCTGCGTGGCTACTGGACGGCCATGGCATGGCCATGAGGTCAAGCAAGGCTCGGTGTTTTACATCGCAGGCGAAGGGCACAACGGCTTGGCCAGACGGTTCAAGGCATGGCAGCTAGGCAATGGCCAGACCCTTGATGGGGCGCCACTGTACAAGAGCCACCGTGCGGCGCAGCTGTATGACGCCACAGAGGCTGCGGTGGTGGCAGAGAGCATCAAAGAGCTGTCAGCGCAAGCAGGCACAGTGCCATCCATGATCATCATTGACACCTTGGCCAGAAACCATGGTGGGGATGAGAACAGCACCCAAGACATGAATGCGTTTATTCAGCACCTCGATGTCTATTTACGCCAACCATGGAAGTGCTGCGTGCTGGTGGTTCACCACTCAGGCGTGGCAGACAAGGATCGGTCTAGGGGTAGCACGGCTCTCAAGGGCGCACTGGATGCTGAATACCGATGCCAGTTGGATGCAGGCACAAAGACTATTGCGTTTGAGTCCAAAAAGATGAAAGACGCAGAGATGCCAGCGCCAAAGAACTTCCAGATCACCCAAGTGGATCTGCCCATCCAAGACAAGCATGGGCTGCCAGTCAAGGGGGCATATCTGACGGCTGTGGACATCAGCGGCCTGATGGGGAATATCCAGAAGCGTGCTGTGTTATCGGGTAATCAAAAGATCGCATTAAATTCTTTGGTGTCTATTGAAGCCAAACGGGCGGCAGATGGAATTGAAGGGTTTGCGGCCATGGTTGATTATGATGAATGGCGTGAAAGCGCCAAAGGGCATGGTCTGAATTCACGCAGATTTAAGGAATGTTTGGATGCACTAACCAAAAAATCCATGGTTTTTGAGAATGCGGGCATGTACCGAACTGTGCCGAAAACAGAGCCAAATCAAGTGACATGAAACAAAGTTACCAAGCACTTGTACCGAACTGTACCGAAATGGTAACTTGGTTACATTCAAAAAGTACCGAACTGTACCGAAATGTACCGAGTTCGGTACATCGGTACATGCCAAATGTACCGAACCGTGTACCGAAATGTACCGAAACGTACCGAAATGTACCGAAGCAACCCACCTCTGGTGTACCGAAACGTACCGAAAGGGTATACAAACCCTTTCGGTTTCGGTACATAAAGGGTTCGGTACATCCGTACTTTGGGCATGGGGGTTTGATGCGATTGGGGAGATTTTGTGATTGAAGTTGAGATGGATATGAAAATCGTCAGTGTGGCCAACATGCGGTTGCATTGGGCGGCAAAGGCGAGGTTGACAAAGACCCAGCGGCAAAAGACTAGGAATGCACTGGCAGCTGTTGCGCAGTCGTTTGGGGTTGAGGTGTTGCCAGTCACCGTGGTGTTGACCAGAGTCGCTCCAAGGCGCTTGGATGGGGATAACCTACAGTCTGGGTTTAAGGCGGTCAGGGACGGTGTGGCTGATTGGCTTGGCGTGGATGATGGCAGTAGTCTGGTGGACTGGCAGTATTGTCAGAGGTCTGGTGGGCCGAATGTGTACAAGGTTGAGATTGAAGTGATAGGATAGCCGTGTGTGCTTCCTTGCAGTTGCCACACGTTTTTGGGAAAGCGCCAGTCGGTGTGAGTACCTTCTTTTTTTGAGGAGTTTACAAGTGACTGATAACTTGGCGTCTGAATTGACGGTTAAAAAGAATTCTGGCGGTCGCCCTGTTGTTTATGGAATTGAAAATCCATGTTGGCAAATCTTGTGCGAACAGATTTCAGAAGGCAAAAGTTTAAGTACCGCACTCAAGACATCTGAAAACATGCCGTCGTACCAATTGGTGATGCTTATGTTGCGAAACAGCCCAGAGTTCAGAACCATGTACGAAAAGGCCGTAGAAAGCCGTGCAGACCGTTTGGCAGAGGAAATCATTGAACTGGCTGACCAAGAGATGCCAGACGGTTTAGAAGGCCCTATGGCGTCTGCATGGGTGCAACAAAAGCGCATGCAAGTCGATGCACGCAAGTGGGTTGCAAGTAAGTTGAAGCCTAAAACCTATGGTGATCGCATTGATGTGGCTGTAACTGATACACGCATCAGCGTGATGGATGCACTTAAAGAGGCAAAGCAGCGCGTGTTGAATGACGATAGCAGCGTTGTTGATGTGCAAGCCAAAGAAGCGTAATCCAACAAGGTTATGCGCTTTTTGCATAGATTTTGTAGCGTTACGCGCACGCGCCTGCGTGTTGCGTAAACGCAACGAAAAGAAAGCCCAACAACAAGAAAAGCATCGTCTACTTAATACAATCATCATTATGTTAAGTTGACTATAAGTTATCCACAGAAATTTGAGTACTCAGGCATTACAGTTTGAGTTATCCACATGCAAATGTGGACAACTGTGGAAAACGCCCTGTGGACAATGCCCCACCAGCCGCGAAGGGGGAGGGGGGAGGGCCGGCGGGAAAGGGCAACAGGAACGGTAGCCCCGCGAACATTTTTATTTTTATTTTTTAAAAAATCATTTACCATTCGCCCAATGCAAACCACGATCTACAAGCCCGAAGACGAACAAGAGTTGATGGCCACGCTGTGGACACCGGCAATCGCCGACGACCCAGAAGCCTTTGTTTTGTTTGCATTCCCTTGGGGTCAAGAGAACACCCCCTTGGCAAACTTCAAAGGCCCCCGCAAATGGCAACGCGAGGTCTTGCGCGAGATTGCAGTCCACATCAAGCGCCAGCAAGGCCGCATAGACTTTGAAACCTTGCGCCACGCAGTCTCTTCTGGCCGTGGTATTGGCAAATCAGCCTTAGTCAGTTGGCTCACCATCTGGATGTTATCCACCCGCATAGGCTCGACCACCATTATTTCGGCCAACTCAGAAGCCCAGCTGCGTGCAGTCACTTGGGCTGAGATCACAAAGTGGTTGGCCATGAGCATCAACAGCCACTGGTTTGAGGTTGCAGCCACCAAAATCACCCCTGCTGCTTGGCTAACTGAGCTGGTTGAAAAAGACCTCAAAAAAGGCACACGCTATTGGGCTGTGGAAGGCCGCCTGTGGTCAGCAGAAAACCCAGATGCCTACGCTGGTGTCCACAACTACGATGGTGTGATGGTGATTTTTGACGAAGCCAGCGGTATTGACGACTCAATTTGGTCTGTCACGGCTGGTTTTTTCACGGAGAACACGCCTAACCGCCTTTGGTTGGCTTTTTCCAATCCACGGCGCAACACTGGTTACTTTTATGAGTGCTTCAACTCAAAAAGAGACTTTTGGAGCAACAAGGTGGTTGATGCCAGGACGGTTGAGGGCACTGACAAGCAAGTTTACCAAAGCATTATTGACGAATACGGCCCAGACAGTGCGCAAGCCCATGTTGAGGTTTATGGCATGTTCCCATCTGAGGGTGACGACCAGTTTATTCCGGCCAACATTGTGGATGATGCCATGAATAGGCCCAAATACAAGGACATTACAGCCCCCATCATCATTGGTGTTGACCCTGCGCGCTTTGGCGCTGATGCAACAGTCATTGCGATTCGCCAAGGCAGAGACATTGTGCGCATTGACAGGCATCGAGGTGATGACACCATGACGGTGGTTGGCCACATCATTGAGGCAATTGAAGAATTCAGCCCTGCACTGGTGGTGATTGACGAAGGTGGTCTGGGTGCTGGCATTGTTGACAGGCTTAATGAGCAGCGCTACAAAATCAAGGGCATTAACTTTGGCAACAAGTCGAAAAACCCTATCATGTGGGGCAATAAACGCGCTGAAATGTGGGGAAAAATGAAAGATTGGCTCAAAACGGCCTCAATACCGCTTGACAGGTTTCTTAAAACTGATCTAATTTCACCTATGATGAAGCCCGACTCCAAGGGTACAATTTTTCTGGAGTCGAAAAAGGACATGAAAGCCAGGGGGCTGGCATCACCCGACGCGGCAGACGCGATCTGTGTGACTTTTGCCTTCCCTGTGGCGCATCGTGAGGCGCGTGAACCCACGCAGCGCCGCACTTATGTGGATCGAAGCGTGGTAACAACCTCATGGATGGGAAGTTAAAATGCAAAAGCCCGGACTCTACGCAAATATCCACGCCAAACGCGAAAGAATCGCCGCCGGTTCTAAAGAAAAAATGCGCCAGCCAGGCGACAAAGGCGCGCCCACTGCTAAGGCTTTCAAAGAATCCGCCAAAACAGCGAAGAAGAAGTGATCATGCCACTTGTCAAGTCAAAATCACCCGAAGCCTTCCGCAAAAACGTCGCCGCTGAAGTAAAATCTGGCAAACCCGTGGCGCAGAGTGTGGCAATAGCCTATGCAGTTAAGCGTGCGGCGGCAAAGGCTCCTGCTGCAAAGCGTTCCAAATAGGCCTCATGCGTTCTTCAACTTCAACCTTTTGGTGCGCTGCATTTGACAGCACGGCTAGATTTTCTATCCGGTTATCGTGCGAATCGCCATTGATGTGATGAACATGTTCCCACGAAGCCAACTTTCTACCCAAATGTTGTTCCATAATATACCTATGGACACGCACTTGTTTCCCGTTTACAGTCATGGTTTTGTAAGTGTGTTTGGGTTTGTTTGTAGGTTGAAACCGAAGATGTGAGAATTGATCAAGATGTATTTTTGCCAAACAAGATCTAGAACAATATTTTGCTTTCCCTGCCCTGTAAGGGGGAACGTAATAAGTTGCGCCGCAACATTCACAAATTTTGTTTGTTCCGGTGGGGTGTCCATAGTTAGGCATACGCTACTCCAATGTAAGTTGCTATTGCGTAGTATAACCCAAAAAGGTGATAAATAATGGCAGACCCAACCGGCATAGTCGCAGCAGCTAATGTAGCTGCTGGCGGCAAACCTCTAAAGAGTGACTCTGACATATTGACCGTTGCTCGCGCACGCCTTGATATGGCTGTCTCAGCGCTGGCTGAAAGTCGTGAAGACGAAATCGACGATCTGCGCTTTTATGCTGGCTCACCTGACAACCACTGGCAATGGCCTGCCGATGTTTTGGCCACTCGCGGTGCGGTGCAGGGTCAGACGATCAACGCCCGCCCGACGCTTACGATCAACAAACTGCCGCAGCATGTCCGTCAAGTGACGAACGACATGCGTCAGAACCGGCCTGGCGCTAAAGTCATCCCCGTAGATGACAACGCCGATGTGCAAGTTGCTGAGATTTTCAACGGCATGATTCGCCACATTGAATACATCTCAGATGCGGATGTGGCCTACGACACAGCATGTGAAAACCAAGTCGCCTATGGCGAGGGTTACATCACGCTGTACACCGAATACTGCGACCCTGCCACATTTGATCAAGACATCAAGATTGGCCGCATTCGCAACTCATTCTCGGTCTACATGGATCCTTTGATCCAAGACCCCACGGGCGCAGATGCCAAGTGGTGCTTTATCACTGAAGACCTGACAAAAGCTGAGTATGAGCGTCAATATCCCGACGCTGCGCCTATCTCAACGCTCCAGTCGCTTGGCGTGGGTGACCAGTCGATTAGCAACTGGCTCAATGAAGACACGGTTCGCATCGCTGGTTACTACTATGTCGATTACGACAAGGCGACACTGAACATGTACCCAGGCGGTCAGACCGCATTTGAGGGTACGCCTGAAGACAAGCAACTTAAAATAATCTACACCAGACCTAAGCGCAGCCGTATCTCTGAGCGCCGCCGTGTGAAGTATTGCAAGATCAACGGCTACGAAATCTTGGAAGAAAAAGAGTGGGCAGGCCAGTGGATTCCCGTGATTCGTGTGGTCGGCAACGAGTTTGAGGTCGATGGCCGCTTGTATGTCTCTGGCTTAGTTCGCAACGCCAAAGACGCCCAGCGCATGTACAACTATTGGGTGTCGCAAGAGGCTGAAATGCTGGCTTTGGCACCCAAAGCACCGTTCATTGGCTATGGTGGCCAGTTTGAGGGCTATGAGGACAAGTGGAAGACGGCAAACACGAACAATTGGCCCTATTTGGAGGTCAATCCTGACGTTACAGACGGCCAAGGCGCGGTGTTGCCACTACCCCAGCGTGCCCAGCCGCCGATGGCTTCTACGGGTCTTTTGCAGGCCAAAGCTGGCGCATCTGAGGACATTAAGTCCACAACAGGGCAATACAACGCATCACTTGGCATGGGAAGCAACGAGCGCAGCGGTAAAGCGATCCTTGCACGCCAGCGCGAGGGTGATGTTGGCACATACCACTATGGCGACAACTTGACCCGTGCAGTTCGTCATGTTGCCCGTCAATTGGTTGATCTGATTCCTAAGATTTACGACACCCAGCGTATCGCCCGCATCATTGGTGAAGACGGCGAAACCAAGATGGTCAAGATCAATCCAGAGCAAGAGGAACCCGTGCGCGAGATTCGTGACATGGAGAACCCTGCGATTGTGATTGAGAAGATTTACAACCCCGGCGTCGGCAAATATGACGTAGTGGCCACGACGGGCCCAGGCTATGCAACCAAGCGCCAAGAGGCATTGGAGGCCATGGCGCAACTGCTTCAGGGCAACCCACAACTGTGGCAAGTGGCTGGTGACTTGTTTGTGAAGAACATGGACTGGCCTGGGGCGCAGGAGATGTCCAAGCGCTTTGCCAAGACCATTGATCCTAAGATCATGGAAGACAACGACAAGTCACCCGCCTTGCAAGCGGCTGAAATGCAGATGCAGGCCATGGGTCAAGAGATGGAGCAGATGCACCAGATGCTCCAGAATGTCCAGCAGTCCATGGAAGCGCGCGACTTGGACATCAAGACTTACGAAGCTGAAATTAAGGCTTATCAGGCCGAAACCCAGCGCATCAGCGCCGTGCAAGCTGGCATGACGGAAGAGCAGATCCAAGACATCGCCATGGGCGTGGTTGCTGCGGCTTTGGAGTCGCAAGGTATGATCAACCAGATGCCTGAAGTGCTTGAAGAACCTGGAGAAATGCAACAATGAACGCAGCAGAATTTATAGGTCAACTGTTTTTGGCCAGAGATGTGGCGCACAGTGTTCATTTGAACACCCGCAGCTACTCCAAGCATGTGGCTTTGAACACGTTTTACGACGAAATTATTGACCATGCTGACGCATTTGCCGAGGCCTATCAAGGCAGGCATGGACTGATTGGCCCGATCACGCTACACTCAGCAAAAAAGACCAACAATGTTATTGAGTTTTTGGAAGATTCGCTCAAGCAAATTGAAGATTGCAGATATGAAATTTGCGACAAAAGCGACTCATCTTTGCAACAGTTGATTGATAATATCGTTGAACTGTACTTGACAACCCTGTACAAACTTCGTTTCTTGGCATAAGGAGCCATCATGTCTAATTACACCGCCATTTCAGCGACAACCCAGATCAAAGTCGGCGCAGGCAAACTCAACGGTATTTTCATCAGCAGTGCTTCTAGCACGCCCACCATCACTGTGTACGACTCACCCGCTTCTAGCGCGTCTGACCCCGTGATCTTGGCCACTTTCACGCCCACTGGCAACACTGGCCACAACTTCTTTCAAGGCTTGTACTTCAACAAAGGCTTGTACGTTGTAATTAGCGGCACAGTTGCAGCGACCATCTCTTACGAATAAAGGGGCATATCTTGGCAGACGTAAAAATATCACAACTGCCAGCCGCCACCACGCCGCTGGCAGGGTCTGAGCAGATCCCTCTTGTTCAAAGTGGAGCGACCAAGCAAGTCACCGTAAACGGCCTGTTTACTTCGGCCAACTTGGGCACACCCGCCGCAATCAATCTGACCAACGCCACATTTGTGCCTGTTGCTCAGGCCACTGGCGTGTTGCCTGTCAACCATGGCGGCACTGGCACAGCCACACCCGCTTTAGTGGCTGGAACCAATGTCACTATTTCGGGCACTTGGCCAAACCAAACGATTAACTCAATTGCTGGCGCAGTTACGGGCGTGACAGCGACTGCCCCTGTGGTGTCTAGTGGCGGCACAGCGCCTGTGATCAGCATGGCTGCGGCCAACGCTTCAACAAATGGTTACTTGGCATCGACTGACTGGAATACATTTAACAACAAGCAGCCTGCTGGCTCGTACTTGACCAACGGCGGTGCTTTGGGTACGCCTTCTAGCGGCACTGCAACAAATTTGACAGGCCTGCCACTTTCTACTGGCGTGACTGGCCTACTTCCAGTCGCAAACGGTGGTACAGGCACAGCAACGCCAAGCATAGTAGCCGGAACTAATGTCACTGTTAGCGGCACATGGCCAAACCAGACCATTAACTCAACCGCAAGCGGCACGGGTGATGTGACTGGCCCAGGTTCAAGCACCGACAACGCTGTTGCTCGTTTTGACAGCACAACTGGCAAGATCATCCAAAACTCTGGCGTTGTGATCAACGACTCAGGCGAGGTGACTGTTGGTGTCTGGAAAGGCACTGAAGTTGGTTTGTCCTATGGCGGCACGGGCGCATCTAGCGCTTCTCAGGCTCGCGGCAACATCTTGCCGTCTTACACCGGCAACGCTGGCAAAGTTTTGGCAGTCAATGTTGGTGCAACCGATGCTGAGTGGATTTCAGCCGGTGGTTCTGGCACAGTCACTAGCGTGGCCGTGTCTGGCGGCACAACGGGTTTAACAACTTCTGGCGGCCCCATCACTGCGGCTGGCACAATCACTTTGGCTGGCACTTTGGCAGTGGCCAACGGCGGTACAGGAGTCACAACCAGCACTGGTTCTGGTAATGTTGTGCTGTCTACCAGCCCAACACTTGTCAGCCCCGTTCTTGGCACACCCGCAAGCGGCACAGCCACAAACTTGACTGGTTTGCCACTGTCAACTGGCGTGACTGGCACTTTGGCAGTTTCTAATGGCGGTACTGGTGTTACAACTAGCACTGGCACTGGCTCAGTGGTGTTGTCTACCAATCCTACTTTGGTAACACCGGCTTTGGGCACGCCTCAGTCTGGTAACTTCAGCACTGGTGTATTTACTTGGCCTACATTCAACCAGAACACTTCTGGCACTGCGGCTGGTTTGTCTGCCACCTTGTCGCCTGCCTCTGGCGGCACGGGCGTGGCCAACAATGCGTCTGCCACGGTCACATCCTCTGGCAACTTTGCGTATACCAGAACACTGACTGGCACAACCAATGTCACTTTCCCGACAACTGGCACTTTGGCCACATTAGCGGGTACTGAGACATTCACAAACAAGACTCTTACTGGCACAAAAGAGACTGTCTTTGCGATCACTGACGGTGCGGGTTTTGAGATCAACCCTGCCAACGGCGGTATCCAGACCATCACTTTGGGCGCTAACCGCACACCAGCGGCGACCAACTTTACGTCTGGTCAATCTGTGACTTTGATGATTGACGATGCTGCGTCTTATGCGATTACTTGGTCAACCGTGAACCCAACATGGGTGGGCGCAACAGCGACTGGCTCTGCTCCAACGCTGGCCACATCAGGCTACACCATCATTGAATTGTGGAAAGTTGGCAGCACAGTTTATGCTGCATACGTTGGAGTTGCTTAATGCTTCATCACATGCTTCGTGCGGCGGCTCAAAGGGCTTTTCAAACGCTTGATCCGTACTTTAACTATGTCACTATGCTATTGCATGGCGATGGGACTAATGGCGCACAGAACAATACATTTGTAGACTCATCTACCAATAACTTTACGATTACTCGTAATGGCAATACTACTCAAGGAACATTCAGTCCTTATGGTAGTAATTGGTCAAATTATTTTGATGGTGCAAACTCTGCATTGAATCAAAACAGTAGTACGAATTGGAATTTTTTACATAATGGCTCAAGTTTTACTATTGAATTTGATATTTTTCCAACTACTACAAATTTAACTGTATTGGCATCTAATGTAAAAATTACTGCAAATACTGGATTCACATTACAGTTAAATAGTGTTGTTACAAATGATGTAGCGTTCTATTTTTTTAATGGAAGTACATACGCACAGTTTTCATCAACTGGCAATCTTGTGGCGAATCAATGGAATCATGTAGGTATTACATTTAATACTTCTACAAAAACTTGCACTTTTTATATAAACGGAACGCAAAGAGGTTCAAGTTCAAACACAGGGTTTGCATATTCTTCAAACAACGCAACTTATGGATTAAACATTGGTTGTGAAGCAAGTTCATATTTGTATGACTTTACTGGTTATTTATCTAACTTTCGAATTTCAAATGTTGTTCGTACAGGAATGACAACTGTTCCAATAACGCCTTATACAAACGATTCAGACACAAAGTTGTTGACTTGCCAATCAAACAGATTTATTGACAACAGTTCTAACGCATACACTTTAGATATAAACGGCTCACCAAGCGTCCAACGCTTCAGCCCATTTAGCCCCACATCTGCCTACTCCACAAGCGTGATTGGTGGCTCTGCATATTTTGATGGTAGTGGGGATTATTTGAGTGCTGGCAGTTCTATTTCTTTAAGTGGTGACTTTACTGTTGAAGGGTGGATATACCGAACAACAGCATCTGGAAATGGAAATTATGTATTCGGTTTAGGTAACGATACCTTTAGTGGTGGCGCTACATTTTTTGTTGATACATCAGGATATTTAAGAGTATATACAAGCCAAGCACACCTACTTGCTGGGACAAGCGGATTAGCGCAATTAAACTCATGGAATCATATTGCATTTGTCAGAAGTTCAAACACACTTAGAGCGTATTTAAATGGTGTTCAAGTTGACTCAGCATCTTGGTCAGCTACTATTTCTGGTACTGCATATATTAACGCTGAACTAAACGGCAACCCAACTGCAACTGTTTATTCTGGTAGCGCAGGATATATTTCCAATAGTAGGATCGGCACTACTGCAGTCTACACAACAGCATTTACACCAAGCACAACACCACTAACTGCTATTACTGGCACTCAGTTGCTTCTGTCTTACACCAATGCTGGCATCTTAGACAACGCCATGATGAACGACTTAGAAACTGTAGGTAACGCACAGATTTCTACAAGCGTTAAGAAGTACGGCAGTGCGTCAATGTATTTTGATGGGTCAGGGGATTATCTTTTAATGCAGGCATCGCCACAATATTTTTTTGGCACGGGCAACTTCACCATTGAATTTTGGTATTACAAAGCCGGAACACCCGAAACGTCCGCACGTTTATTTCAAACAAGAAATGGCGATGTTTATGCAGGTATAAACATAGCTAGTAACGTCAGTGGGTCAGAACCAAATAATATTGGTCTTTATTTGAGTAGTAATGGCAGTTCATACGATATTGCAAGTAACTCGTCAGCTTGGACAGTATCTGATTCAACATGGACGCATATTTGTTTAGTACGAAACGGTAGTACTTTTACTGCGTATAAAAATGGTATTGCCCAAACTACAGTTACTTCATCAGCTTCTTTATATTATTCGGCATCAGATACGCCAATTATTGGCGGTCAAGCAGGGGCTAGCCGCAGTATCAATGGTTACATTGATGACTTTCGTATCACCAGAGGCGTGGCTCGGTACACCACCAATTTCACGCCACCAACTGCGGCATTCCCTAACAATTGAAGGCAAACAACATGAAAATTGCAAAACTGATTGACGGCCAGCTTGTGATCGACGACTACTGGACAATGTTCCCGCAGACATCATTCTCCTTCGCTGGCTTTAACGAAGAGTTCTACGCAGACCACGACTGCTACAAGATCGTCAACAGCAAGCCCCATGACGGCGCAACTGAAATGCTTGTTGGCTGTGAGCCGTATTTAGAGGACGGCGTGGTATACACTGTGCGTGTTGAGATCAGGCCAGAACCTGTTGTTCAAGAGATACAAATAATTGTTGCATCTGACAATGGAGCAGATACAATTTAAACCGTACTGGCGCGGTTCACCAGGGAATCTCAGGATTCAAACACATGACTGAAGAAGTCCAAGCCCTAGCGGAAGTAGACTCCGTGCCAACGACGGAAGTGACGGCCACTCCTGAAGTTGTAGAAAATGCGCCGGAAGTCGCTGAAAGTCAACCCGACGAAGCTGCGGAGAAAAAATACTCCCAAGCAGAAATCGACGCGATGATCGGCAAGCGCCTCGCAAGAGAACAGCGCAAATGGGAAAGAGAACAGGCAGCCAAGCAAACGCAGCCAGCGCCAATCGAGCAGTATGCAGAGGACACCCCCGATGCACTGACCTTGCAAAAGGCAGAAGAACTGATCGCCAAACGCGAAGCGGCCAAGCAGCAAGCCGAAGTCTTAGAGCAGTATCACGACCGTGAAGAAGCAGCGCGGGACAAGTACGACGACTTTGAACAAGTCGCCTACAACCCCAAAGTGCCAATTACAAGCGTGATGGCCGAGACGATCCAAAACTCTGAGATTGGCCCCGATGTAGCTTACTACCTTGGAACCAACATCAAAGAAGCGGAACGTATCGCTCGTTTATCGCCATTTTTGCAGGCAAAAGAGATTGGGAAGATTGAGGCCAAATTGGACTCTAGCCCTCCCATGAAGAAAACAACGTCGGCTCCCCCGCCGATTTCACCCGTCACAGCACGCTCCGCTGGAGTGTCGGCCTATGACACTACGGATCCACGGTCTACCAAGACCATGACCGATTCGCAGTGGATTGAAGCCGAACGTGCCAGACAAGTGAAAAAGTGGGAAGCCCAACAGCGTCTCCGCTAACTTTTTTTTAAGGATTTAAAATGTCTAATAGTATTCTGACGATTGACATGATCACAAGGAAGGCCCTTGAGATCTTGGAGAACAACCTCGTTCTCACCCGTAACGTGAACCGTCAATATGACGATTCTTTCGCTGTTGAAGGCGCCAAAATTGGCTCCACACTGCGTATCCGTTTACCCGACCGCGCTTTGGTAACTGACGGCGCTGCCTTGCAAGTTCAAGACGACAACGAACAGTTCACCACTTTGACCGTTGCCAGCCAAAAGCACATCGGCGTCAACTTCACATCTGCTGAATTGACCATGCAATTGGATGACTTCGCAGAGCGTGTGTTGAAGCCTCGTATCAGCCAGTTGGCTTCTTCTATCGACGCTGATGTGGCCAATGCGTACAAATACATCGGTAACTCTGTCGGCACACCTGGCACAACTCCTTCTACTTCTTTGGTCTTGCTCCAAGCCCAGCAGAAGCTGAACGAAAACGCCGCTGTGATGAACCCCCGTTACGCCACCGTCAACCCAGCCGCTAACGCTGGTTTGGTTGAAGGCATGAAGGGTCTGTTCAATCCTACAGACACCATCAGCAAGCAGTTTAAGAACGGCATGATGGGTACTGGCGTGTTGGGCTATGACGAAGTCAACATGTCTCAGTCTATCAAGCAGTTCACAACTGGTACTCGCGGTGCAACTGGTAACTCTACCTCCGCTGCTGTGACTTCTGAAGGCGCAACTAGCATCTCCATGACCGTTGGTTCTGGCGTGACTGTTAAGCAAGGCGATGTATTCACTATCGCTGACTGCTACGCTGTTAACCCACAGACACGCGAGTCAACTGGTTCTTTGTTCCAGTTCGTTGCTGCTGCTGACGCTACTGCTGTTAGCACTTCCATCACTGTGACCGTTGCTCCGATCTACTCTTCTGGCAATGCGCTGGCAACTGTGGATTCTTTGCCTGGTAACAGCAAAGCTGTCGTGTTCGTTGGCGCAGCATCCAGCCAATACGCTCAAAACTTGGTTTACCACAAAGATGCGATCACATTTGCGACCGCTGACTTGTTGTTGCCCCAAGGTGTTGACATGGCTGCCCGCGCTGTTCACAACGGTATCAGCTTGCGCGTTGTTCGTCAGTACGACATTAACAACGATCGTATGCCTTGCCGTATCGACGTTTTGTATGGCTACAGCGCCATTCGTCCACAGATGGCCTGCCGCCTCTGGGGTTAATCAGTAATTCTTTTAAAGGAAAATTATCATGGCATTACCTAATGGTGCAGGCGGTTATCAGATCGGCGACGGTAACGTCGGTGAAGCACAACTGTTCGTGCAAGGCGCTCCTACAGCGTTGACTGCTGCCGCTACCGCTACAGCGGCTCAGTTGGCAAATGGTTTGTTTACTTTCAACGGCACTGCTGGCAATTTGACTTTGCCTACAGTTGCTGACTTGGAAGCAAGCATCAGCAGCGCTCAGAAAGTTAACGCAGCGTTCGACTTCTTCGTCATCAATACCGATGGCGCAGATGCTGTTACGCTGGCAGTTGGCACTGGCTGGACAATTGTCGGCGCTGCCGCTGTTGCCCTGTCTACTTCTGCTCACTTCCGCGCCCGTAAAACCGGCGATGGTACTTGGACTGCATACCGCATTTCCTAATCCCAAAGGGGCTTCGGCCCCTATTTTTAAGGAAAAACTATGTCAAATACCAAAGCTACCGGCGTTGCATATCTGGATCCCGAATTCAGCACAATGTACGCAACCGAGGAAATCGGCTACGCTGCTGCGGCTCAAGGCACTGTGACGCAATCTACAGACAAGTCCACAGGGGTAACTCTAAACAAGTCTGCTGGTCGCATCACAATGAACAACGCTGCTTTGGCTGGCGGTGCAGCCGTATCGTTTACGCTTACCAATTCAACAATTAGCGCAAACGACACAATCATTGTCAATGTCTCAGGTAACGGCACGGCTGGCGCTTACACAACGTACATCTCTAGCATGACCTCTGGTTCTGCTGTTGTTACTTTGCGTAATCTAAGCGGTACTTCCTACTCTGAAGCTGTCATCATTAACTTCGCCATTATTCACGGCGCGGTTTAAACCAAAGGGGGCTAATCACCCCCTTCTTAATATGAACATTACAATGATTCACCCTGTTCACGGCGCTAAAGTTGCCACCATGGAACTTGAGGCCGAAGCAGATGAAAAAAATGGCTGGACGCGCTACAATCCAGACACGCCCGAACAAGCGGCTCCCGTGGTGAACACGTTGGAGATCAAGCGCCGCCGGTCTAAGCCGGTAGAGGAAACAATCGAAGGAGTCTGAACATGGCAACGTATACCGCTGGCGAGCAAATCAACCGAGCATTGCGACTGCTAGGTATACTGGCCGAAGGCGAGACGCCTTCCGCATCCATGTCCAACGACGCCTTGATGGCCATGAACCAGATGATTGAGTCGTGGAACACGGAGCGTTTGTCTGTGTTTTGCACTCAGGATCAAGTTTTTAACTGGCCTGCTAGTGTACTTAGCCGCACGCTTGGCCCAACTGGCGACTTTGTCGGCAACCGTCCTGTGTTGTTTGACGACGCGACATATTTCAAAGCGCCAAGTGGTGTGTCATACGGCATCAAATTTATCAATCAACAGCAGTACAACGGTATTGCTGTTAAGAATGTCACATCAACATACCCACAAGTGATTTTCGTCAACATGACGTATCCCAATGTGGAGATGTACATCTATCCAAAACCCACGCAAGTTTTGGAGTGGCACTTTGTTTCTGTGCAAGAGTTGACACAACCGGCAACGCTTGACACGCAACTGAACTTCCCGCCTGGCTATCTGCGTGCCTTCACCTACAACTTGGCCATGGAATTTGCCCCTGAGTTTGGCGTTGAGCCAAGCCCACAAGTGCAGCGCATAGCCATGACTTCTAAGCGTAATTTGAAGCGCATCAACAACCCAGACGATGTGATGGCACTGCCCTACGCTTTGGTGGCCAATCGCCAGCGCTTCAACATCTATGCGGGTAACTACTAATGAAGACGCCGATTCTTGGCAGCAGTTACGTTGCACGCAGCGTCAACGCTGCCGACAACCGCATGGTCAATCTGTTTCCCGAGGCGATCCCCGAGGGCGGCAAAGAGGCGGCGTACCTTCAACGAGCGCCTGGCCTTCGTAAGCTGGCCACTGTAGGCGACGGCCCTGTTCGCGGCCTGTGGACGCTTGGCGAGTACGGTTACGCCGTGTCTGACCAGACGTTCTACCAGATAAACAAAGATTGGACATACACCGCGCTTGGCACGGTTAACGGCACAGGCCCTGTCAGCATGTCTGACAACGGTGTGCAGATTTTTATTGCTTGCAACCCAAGCGGCTTTATTTACAACACGCAGACTGGCCAGTTTGTACAGATCTCTGACCCAGACTTCCCAGGCGCTGTGACGGTGGGCTATCTGGACGGCTACTTTGTTTTCAACCCGCCTAACAGTCAGCAAATCTGGGTGACTAGCCTTTTGGATGGCACATCCGTTGACCCGCTTGATTTTGCAAGCGCTGAAGGTGCGCCAGACGGTTTGGTGGCGTTGATTGTTGACCACCGCGAGGCTTGGCTGTTTGGCACTAACTCGGTTGAGGTTTGGTACGACGCAGGCACGCCTGACTTCCCATTACAGCGCATCCAAGGCGCGTTTAACGAGATTGGCTGCATAGCCCCCTACTCGGTTGCAAAACTTGACAATGGCCTGTTTTGGCTTGGTGCTGACGCCCGTGGCCGTGGTATTGTTTACCGCGCTAACGGTTACACAGGCATTAGGGTTTCTACTCATGCGATTGAGTGGCAGATCCAAGACTACGGCAACATCTCTGACGCCATCGCTTACACATACCAACAAGACGGTCACGCCTTTTATGTGCTGACTTTTCCGTCAGCCAACGCCACTTGGGTGTACGATGTGGCTACACAGGCTTGGCATGAGCGTGCTGGCTTTGACAATGGTTACTTCACACGCCACTGGTCAAACTGCCAAATGGCGTTTAACAGCGAAGTGGTTGTGGGTGATTACGCCAACGGCAACATCTATGCGTTTGACCTTGATGTTTACTCAGATGACGGCCAGATTCAAAAGTGGTTGCGTTCATGGCGCGCGCTGCCAACAGGACAAAACAACCTGAACCGTTCAGCGCACCACAGCCTGCAACTTGATGCTCAAGCTGGCCATCTTTTGTTAGGCACTACAACCGTTGCTGAATTTCTTGTTACTGAAGAAGGCTACCGTTTAATTACTGAAGACGGCGAGTATTTAACTGGCCAAACTTCAGGGACAATTCCTTACAACATAGCACCTCAGTTTATGTTGCGCTGGTCAGATGATGGTGGCCACACATGGTCAAACGAGCATTGGGCTGCTGGTGGCGCTGTGGGCGCTTACGGCACTCGTATCTTTTGGCGTCGCCTTGGCATGACACTCAAACTGCGCGACAGGGTTTACGAGTTGTCAGGCACTGACCCAATCAAGATTGCTATTATGGGCGCTGAACTACACGCGAGTGCAACCAATGCTTAACGTCACGCAAATCCCTGCCTTACGGGTTCCTTTCATTGACCCCAACACGGGCTTGATTTCGCGTGAGTGGTATCGCTTTCTTTTAAATTTGTTCACGCTGACCGGCAGTGGTAACAACCAGATTAGTCTAGACGATGTGCAAGTCGGCCCACCATCCGGTCAACCTCAAAACTTGGTTGAGTTGGCTTTAGCACAAGCCTTTGGCCTGACGCCGCCTGTGCAACCAATCTCTTCGCCAGACTACTTTAGCAACATCCCTGCTGTACCTTTGGTTCAGCCCGTTGCCAATTTTGGTATTGAGCCGCCTCTCGTGCCGTTTGTGATTGATTCGTCTGGCGCAGGCACGGTCACTAGCGTCAACGCCACAGTGCCTTCGTTCTTGGATGTTGCAGGCGTACCCATCACCACGACCGGCACTATTGCCATTTCCTACAGCGGCATACCTTTGCCGGTGGCAAATGGCGGTACAGGGGCTACATCTTTGTCTGGCGCTGGCATCCCTACGCTGTCAGGCAACAACACCTTTACAGGCCAAAACATTTTCAGTGGGCCTAGCAACTACTTTAGGGCGCTGGCCTTTACAACATCTGACGGTGGTTCAGGCAACAATGCTTACTTTGGTGAGAACAGCGCCTACGCAACAATTGGCGGCGTTAACGGATTGGTTGTGGCCAGCGGAACTTCTTTCCCAGGAACAGGGCGATATGTTGGCGATTCGATTTCTTGGCGTCCGTTTATAGATGCGACTTATAGCTGCGGTACTGGCGTGCAACGGTGGAGTAGCATGCACACTGTCAATTTGGCGGTTAGCGGCACGGTAACTAGCGGCACATGGAATGGTAATGTAATTGGCACAGCCTACGGCGGCACTGGCGCTAGTTCGCTTTCAGCGGCTGGCATCCCCACGCTGTCTGCCAACAACACCTTTACCGGCCAGAATATCTTTAGTGGCCCAAGTAACTATTTCAGGGCGCTGGCGTTCACGACATCGGATGGTGGCTCTGGCAATAACGCATACTTTGGCGAGAACGCTGCTTATGCCACGATTGGCGGTGTTAATGGCTTGGTTGTGGCCAGTGGGTCAACTTTCCCTGGCACTGGCCGGTACGTTGGAGACTCAATCTCTTGGCGGCCTTTTGTAGATGCTACATACAGTTGCGGCACTGGAACCCAGCGCTGGAGCAGTATGCACACCATTAACTTGGCAATCAGCGGTACGGTCACAAGTGGTACATGGAATGGTTCTGCTATCGGCACGGCTTACGGCGGTACTGGCGCAACCTCGTTAACTGGTGCAGGCATTGTCACGACAACTGACGCCCAGACAATCAGCGGTGCAAAATCGTTTACCAGTTACACCAGCCAGTTTCGTGGCATCACTTACGCCACAACCGACGGCGCGTCAGCCAGTAATGCTTACCTTGGCGAAGACAGCGCCTATGCCGTTGTGGGCGGTGCTAATGGTGTGGTGTTGGCCAGTGGCGCAAGTTACCCAGGCACGCCTCGCTATGTGGGTGACTCAGTGTCATTTAGACCCTACGCAGATGCTTCTTACAGCCTTGGTACTGGCCCACAGCGCTGGACAGCAGTGTACGCTGTTAATGGCACAATCCAGACATCGGACGGCAACGAGAAACAACAGATTGAAGAACTTGACGCCGCTGAGTTGGCCGTGGCCAAGCGCATTAAGGGTTTGATCCGTAAGTTTAAATTCAATGATTCAGTTGCCGAGAAGGGCGACGGAGCGCGAATTCACGTTGGTGTGATCGCACAAGATGTCCATGACGCTTTCGTTGCGGAAGGTCTGGATCCCTATAAATATGGTTTGTTTTGTAGCGACACATGGACTACACTAGATGGAACTTCCAAGACTCGTTTAGGCGTGCGTTACGAAGAATTATTGGCTTTTGTCATCGCCGCACTTTAAGGAAAAACATGACTGCAATGCTATCCCCCAGCCCAAAACTACAGTTCTTTGCATCTAGCGGCGACTTGCTAGTTGGCGGCAAACTCTACACCTACGCAGCAGGCACGACAACGCCCCTAGCGACTTACGTTGACTCGGCTGGTGTAACTGCTAACACCAATCCAATTATCTTGGATTCGCGTGGCGAAGCTAATGTGTGGCTTGGCTCTGGCTCGTACAAATTTAAATTGACCACATCTACAGACACTGAGATTTGGACAGTTGACAACATCACATCAATTGATGCGTTTATTACGACTTTGGCTGGCGCAACTGGCGCGTCTTTGGTCGGTTACACACCATCTGGCACTGGCGCGGTCACAACAACTGTGCAGGCCAAACTTCGCCAAAACTTGAGCGTCAAAGACTTTGGTGCTACTGGTGACGGCACGACAGACGACACGACAGCGTTTCAAAACGCGCTGACAGCGGCTGCTGGCAAATCTTTGTACGTCCCCGCCGGTACATACCTTTGCACAGGCCTGACAATCTACAGCGGCACAAACATGTACGGCGACTCGCCTACAACATCCATCATCAAGGCCAAAGGCACTTTGGGCGCGTCAACTGCGCTGCTCAAGAACTTTAACCAGTCTGGCACGGCTTACGCCTACACCGACGTTGGTATTACTCTTAGCAACATCCGTTTTGACGGCAACAACTTAGGTTCGCGCACGGCTGAGTTGGTGTCGTTTGGCAAAGTCAACGACTTGCACATCACTAATTGCCAAGTCTACAACGTGCAATACATTGGCTTGGCTTTGGCTGGTTGTTTGGCTGTTGTCGTGTCAAGTTGCTCGTTTAGCGAGTGCGGAAGCGACAGCGTCATCATTGAGGGCGGCGCAGCGCTGTGGATGGGGCCAGCAGGCGACACCACCATATCGTTTGACATCAGCGTCAACGAGTGTAACTTTAACAACAACAACTGGTCTGCCATGTACGCCAACGGCAACCGCTTGTCGATCATTGGCAACTACTTGTCGAGCAACAAAGAGTCGGGCATTTTTATGACCGGCAGCAACAACGTCATCTCTAACAACTGGATCAGCGGTCAAACTAAAAAGTACATCTCTGCGTCTGGCATTGAAGTTGGTGGCGGCTTCCACACGATCAGCGGCAACTTTATTGGCGACACCGACAGCGATTGCATCTCACTTACCGATGTGCAGTACGCCACGATCACGGGTAATACTTTGTATAACCCAAGACGCGACAGCGCTTCATTCCCTAACGCAAGCTGCGTTGGCTTTATCTCACTGACCGCAAGCCCTAACCAGCCACGCTACATCTTGATCGTTGGCAACAACATGTGGGCTCCCGCAAGCGATGCTTACGCTGCTGTGTATTTCTACGGCACAGCTTCTGGCCCTCAGTACATCACGGTCAACGACAACCAAATGAACGGCAACACTTGGACATCTGGCCAAGCGATCTATGTCACGCCTAACCAAGCGTCCATCTCGCAAATCTTCCGCGACAACCCAGGCGCGTTTGATGTGTTTGATTATGGTGGTTACGCCGCTGGTCGCTACTACGCTGGCGAGGCGCTCACGCCTGCCGCCTCTGGCACTTTGGCCATCGCCGCCAACACCATGTACGCCACGCCATTCGTTGTGCGTCAGCAACAGTTGTGGACAAAGATTGGTTGCAATGTCACAACTGGCACGGCTGGCGTGTTTGCGTATCTTGGCATCTACCGCATGGAGAACGGCATCCCTACAACGCGAGTGTTAGACGCTGGCGCGTTGGGTTTGGAGTCGTCAGGCACTAAAGAGATCACAATTTCTCAAGTCTTGCCTGCTGGCATGTACGCGCTCATTATTCTTGCCAACAACTCAGGCGCAACTGTCAAGGCAGGCACACTGAGCGACGCCGCTTTGGCCGCCGTTGGCGTGGCCGCCATCGGTACGGCTGACACCGTAATGAGAGGCTCAGCCACCTACGGCACACTGCCTGCTACATTTCCTGCTGTTACCTACGCAACAGGCAGCAGCCCCTTGTTCACCCTGCGCTATGGAGTTTAAAAAATGACAGTAACAGCAAAAACCTTAGTTGAAGGCACGATTGTTCCGGCAACAGACACAACCGTCTACACCGCGCCAGCCAACACCACGACCATTCTTGACAAAGTCACCACGGCCAATTACGACACCGTGTCGCGTGTTGTGACGATCAGCATTGTGGCGTCTGGCGGCTCAGTGGGCGACGCCTACTACATCGCCAAGCGTACCTTGGCGGCCAAAGAGACTTACATCTGGCCAGAAGTTGTTGGTCAGATTTTGAACGCCGGTGATTTTGTTTCAGTGATTGCTAGCAACGCCACAGGCATTAACTTTCGCATGAGTGGACGCGAGATCACATGATCAACCACCACTTCAGTGCTGGTGTCTACGCCAAAGAGACGCTGATCCCTGCGGGTCAGATTTTGGTGCAGCACAAGCACAAGTTTGACCACTTGTCTATTCTGGCAAGTGGTTCAGTTGAGTTGATGGTTGATGGCGAGAAAAGAATTGTTCACGCGCCAGCTTGTTTGACTATTGAAGCAGACAAGCATCATGGCGTAAAATCGCTCACAGACGTTGTGTGGTATTGCATTCACGCCACAGACTGCACCGATACCGATGAGATTGATGAAGTTTTGATTGCGCCTGGCGATAACGACCAAGCGCATAAATTGGCGCAATGCCTACAGGAGAACTGATATGCCATGGATGGCCCTAGCAATTGGTGGAAGCGCCTTACTTGGCGCAAGCGCGGCTAAGAGCGCTGCAAAGACTCAGGCGGCTTCGGCTGACCAAGCCACGCAACTTCAGCGCGAGATGTTCGAAAAGCAACTCGAACTTCAACGGCCATTCCAAGAAGCGGGCGTCAACGCGCTGGCTAAGATGCAAAAAGGCGTGGTGTCGGACTACATGGATCCGTCTTACCAATTTCGTTTGGGCGAAGGCATGAAAGCCCTAGAGCGCCAAGCTGCTGCTCGTGGTGGTTTGATCTCTGGTGGCGCTTTAAAGGCCGCACAGCGCTACGGCCAAGATTACGCATCCCAAGAGTTTGGCAACGCTTACAACCGCCTTGCGGCTATGGCTGGTATTGGCCAAACAGCAACTGGTGCGATGGGCAACGCCGCAGGCAACTTTGGTGTCAACGCAGGCCAGAACTACATGGGCGCAGCCAACGCACGCGCTTCTGGATATGTTGGCGGCGCTAACGCGCTGACTGGTGGTTTGAACCAATACCTGAACTACACTCAAAGCCAAAATTTGTTAAACGCTTTGCGCCCGCAAACGGGGATACCAAGTAATATGAACACAACAGTGCCCATGCAGCCTGGTGGAGGTTACTAATCATGGCCCTTAACACAAACATCGCGCTAGGTGTACGCCCTATAGAAGTGGCCAATCCGTTGGCGCAGTACGGCCAGTTGGCGCAGATCCAAGGTGTGCAACAAGCTAATCGACTTGGTCAGATGCAAATGGCTGAGTATGAACGCGCTCGCACGGAAGAAGAAGGTTTGCGCAACTATTTGTCTGGCGCCGACTTGACAGCAACGGAAACACGCAACGCTTTGATGTCTAAATTTGGTAAAACTGGCCGTGAGTTTGCCAAAGGTTTGACCGAGTTAGACAAAGCGCGTACAGAAGAATCAGCGCGTAAAGCAAAGTTGGCAATTGATAAAACTTCTATGTACCGCGATGCCGTGGCCAATATCAATAACCCTGCTGAAGCAATTGAGTTTATGAAATTGCAGGCTACCGATCCTGACATGGCTGGTACGCCTATTAGTCGCATGCCTTTAATGAAAGTGCTAGGTTCTATTCCTCAAGACCCCGCTGGTTTTGAAAACTGGAAAAAGCAAACTGCGCTTGGCATGACTAAGTTTGTCGAGCAAAACAAACCAGTCACATTTGCCCAAGATACAGGCGCTGGTGGCCGTATCCTAGAAAGACCAGGATTAGGTGGCGCGGCTACGGTTGTGCCAGGCAGTGAATTTGCAAAAACAAGAACATTTGCTGACATAAATGCTGCGGCTCGTTTGGCATTTGATCAACAGAAGTTTGCATGGGAAAAAGCCAATCCTGGCTTTGAACTCAAAGAAGCTGAAGACGGCTCAATTGTTGGCGTCAACAAGCGCACGCTAGAAGCGTTCCCTGTTACGGTTGGCGGTGCGGCTCCCGCAGCTGCTGCGCCAGTTGCAGGCGCTGGTATGCCAAGCGAGCGTATGCCTGCTACTGGCACACCTTTGCGTGGCAAAGGCACTCCAATGACAGAAAGCCAAAGCAACGCAACGGCTTATGGCATGAGAATGAAAGAAGCCAATGCTATTTTGGATGATTTGTCCAAAAAAGGCGTTTTGAAAGGCGCCTTAATTGAAGGCGTTCCACTTGTAGGCGAGTCATTAGGCAAAGTATTGCCTAGTGTTCTTGGTGGTACTAGCGAAGCACAACAACAAGTTAACCAAGCCAAATCAAACTTCATTACTGCTGTTTTGCGTAAAGAGTCTGGCGCTGTTATCTCAGACTCTGAATTTGACAGAGAAGACAAAAAATACTTTCCTCAAGTTAATGACAGCCCTGCGGTTATCAAGCAAAAAGAAAATGCTAGAAAACTGGCAATTAAAGCAATTGAGACGCAAGCTGGCCCAGGCGCAAAAAGCATTCAACAACTTCAACCAAGTGCTGGCGGTGGTGTAGACTTGTCCAATCCTTTGTTGAAATAAGAGGACAAACATGGCTGATCTATCGTCAATTTTGAATGATCCGAATTATGTCAACGCAAATGAAGCGACTAAAGCGGCCATTTTTGACAAGTTTTCTGCATTAGACAAAAACTTTACTGGCGCTAATCCAGAAACTCAACAAGCCATTCGCGTCAAGTTTGGTGTTGCGCCTGCGCCAAAACCAGAAGTGTCTATGCGTGACCGCATCATGGGCACAATTGAAACCCCATTTGCACTTGGCGCTACTTTGGCCGGTGGTGTAATTGCGCCAGTTGTTGGCGCTATTGGCACTTTGACCAGTGGTAAATACGGCACACAAGAAGGCATTCGCGCTGGCCAAGAAGCTGCAAAAGCCGTCATGTATCAGCCACGCACACAGACAGCCAGAGAAGCCTTGGGTGCTATTGGTGAGTTCTTGCAACCACTCAGTAATGTTTTGCCGCCAACACTTGGCGCAACTGGTGCGACTCTTAATGCGTTAGTGCCTGCCGCTGTTACGCAAGCCAACGCACTTGCACGGCCTGTTGTAAGACAAGCGACAGCGCCAGTTCAAAATGCCTTGGCTGGCATGATGACACGCGACCAACAGCCTGGCATGGTTGGCATGGGTGCGGCTAGTACGGCTGAAGATTTGTTGCGTCAAGAGCGTTTGAATAAGTTTAATATTCGTTCAACAGCTGGTGAGCGTGAAAAGAACTTGCAAAAACAACAGTTTGAGTCAGATGTTCAAAGAGGCGCATTGCCTGGCGTTTCTGAAGATGTTAAAGCTGAATTGGGCAGACAATACGGAGCATTTAAAACTGGCCAAAAGCAAGACATTCTTAACCAGTTTGAACGCATGACAGAAGAAGTTGGCGGCACAATTGATCGCAGCACACCTCGTGCTGTTGGCACTGTTGTTGACAAAGCCTTGGTTAAGCAATATCAAGATAAACTGAAAAAAGTTAATGAAGCGTATGACGCTGCCAGAAATTCTGGCGAAACAAAACAAGTTGTTGACACCAGTAAATTGGAACAATGGCTGACCGATAACGCGCCAGAAGCCATTTCTGTGCCGCAAATTCAAAGTATTGGTGCAAGACTTGACGCACTTAAAAAAGCAACTGGCAATCAAGTAACGATTGACGACCTAGAAAACATTTATAAAGTTGCTGGCAATTTGGCTGAAGGCAATCCATCTGCTGCAAGATTTATGGGTCAAGTCAAGGGCGTTATCAATGACATGACTGAAGGCGCTGGCGGTGATTTGTACCGTGCGGCCAGAACAGAACGCAAACAGTTGGCCAAACAATTTGAAGATGTTCAAAGAGTTGATCAGTTGTTAAGCACCAAAGCTGGCAAAGCAGATCGTAAAGTGGCTCTTGATGATGTGTACAACCACATTGTGCTTGACGGCTCATTAGAAGAGATGAGAACCGTTACATCATTGCTAAAGAAAACAGAACAAGGTCAGCAGGCCTACAAAGAATTGCAAGGTTATACCTTGCAACGAATGAAAGATTTGTTGCTCAAACAAGGCGATGAAACAGACAACATTCGTTTGAATAACTTCAACAATTTTGTGACTCAACTTGATCGAGAAGACAAACTTGCTTACATGTTTGGCAAAACTGGTCGAGATACATTGCTTGATTTAAAGAAGGCAATTAGCGATGTGATGGTAAAAGAGCCAGGCGCGGTGAACTACCCCAACACGGCTGGCGCTGTATTGCGTGGTCTTGAAGCCTTGCAAAAATTGCCTGTCAAGATTCCTGGCGCACAAACGGCTGCCGAATTTGCCCGAGAGCGTCAATACAAAAAGCAACTTCAAGAATCATTGCAACAACCAAACCAGTTGGCTCCATATAAAGTGCAACTTAACAACATGGCCTCTGGACGCCCATAATGGACTACCAAGTTTTATTTAACATCGCCGTGGCCGTTGCTGGCTTTTTTGGTGGTTGGACATTAAACCGCATCTATCAAGCGATTGACCGGCTTGATGGCGATGTGCGTGGTATGCCTTTGAACTATGTTACCCGCGATGATTACCGCGCTGATTTACGCGATGTTAAAGACATGCTTGGCAAAATCTTTGACAGACTAGACAACAAGGTCGATAAATGAATGCGTTGGCTGGTATTTCCTCTGCTGTTGCTACTGCCAGGGGCTATAGCCAAGCCGCCTTGCATCGTCTCCGACTTCTATGGTCTAAGCTGGATAGGAAACCCAAGTGAGCGCCACCAGCGGCTCTCGCAGTGGCTAACCACCAACGGCGAGAACTGTACGCCAGAGCAATTGGTGACAATCTGGAACAACTTGGCTTTGTGGGCAGGGACTGCGGATAGCGCAGAACTAAGGGTAAAGGTCTTGTATTACTATGAACTGGCGATGCAAAGAAAATGATCACCTTTGACAAATGGTACCCGATGGTTCACCCTACGCCTTACGACGCCAAATCAATCGCGTTTGAAAAGGCTGTTGAGAAAGTTCAAGAAGAACACCATTACGCAATCGCCGCCAACAAACTAGAACAAAAAACGGCTGAGATGGAAGTCGAGTTGTACAACAAGCGTGGACGACAGAACACGATTGAGTTAGGATCGTTTGAGAACCGCAGGCGATTTCAGATATTTGTATAGGGGTGAGGAATGGAAAACACCAAAGAAAGATTGACGTTTTGGGTTACGTTCATGGTCAGCACAACGCTGTGCATTTCCGTGTTGGCCATGGTCATCGCTTTCATGCTTGGTCTGTGGGCCAAAGAAGTAGACAACGCTGAAATTTTTAAGATGATCAGCCCCGCTTTTTCCACGCTGATTGGCGGCATGATCGGGTTCTTGTCTGGTATTAAAATGAACCAAGAAGACGAAAAGAAGTCGACACCACCTTGCAAGAAAGATTGACATGGCGCAGTTTGAACCCGCATTCGAGCAGATGATCAAAGACGAAGGCGGCTATGTCCTTCACGAAGTGCCAGGCGACACTGGCGGCATGACCTACGCAGGCATCGCACGCAACAAGAACCCGCAGTGGACTGGCTGGCCACTGGTTGACAAGAAAGAATTTGGTGGCTCACTTACTGGTATGGTGCGTGAGTTCTACCGCACTGAGTTCTGGGACAAGATGCGCGGCAACGAAATATCCAATCAAGATGTGGCCAACACCATTTTTAATTTTGGCGTCAACGCTGGCATGGGCATGGCGGTTAAGTTGGCACAGTTGGTTGTAGGCGCTACACCAGATGGCGGTATTGGCGTTAAGACCATAGAAAAACTTAACGCTGTGCCAGACGGCCAGCGGTTCAAAGAATCTTATGCCTTGGCCAAGATTGCTAGATACGCTGAAATATGCAACAAAAACAAAGTTCAGTCTAAATTTTTATTGGGCTGGATTAACCGCACACTGAAAGGTCTAGCATGAGTTTGCTTGGCGTTGGATCCATCATTGAAGCTGTGGGCAAGGTCGCAGGCGACCTGATCACCACCGACAAAGAAAAGATGGAAATGGAGATTGAGCAGCGCAAACTCGATCTTGAAGAAAAGAAGCTGGACATGGCCGGTGACATGGCGCAGATTGAAGTTAACAAAGAAGAAGCCAAGAGTGCTAATTTCTTTGTCTCTGGCTGGCGTCCATTTATTGGATGGGGCTGCGGCGTTGCGTTTATCTATTCCACGCTGATTGAGCCTGTGTGCCGTTTTGTGGCCATGACTGTGTTCATGTACGACGGCGCATTCCCAACGATTGACTCTGATCTAACGATGCAAGTCATGCTGGGAATGCTTGGTCTTGGCGCGATGCGCTCGTATGAAAAGAAGTCAGGCGTCGCGGCTAAGTAACTCTTCATACGCTTTAATGGCGGTCTTCAGATCGCATTGAAGCTGCTGAATAACGTCATCCTGTTGGCACAGTCTGGCGTAGGATTCTTGCGCAAACTTGGCCAAGTTGGCTTGGCTCCAAGTTGCAAAGTCTGGTTGATTAGTCATTAACTTCCCTTTTTGACGGCGCGTCCATTTCGCGGCGGTAATACTTGGCTGGCATCTTGGCGCTCTTGTCCAAGTGCTTGCGCAGCCAATCAATTCCACCAAGTTCTTGAAAAATCATCACTTGGCGATCGCTTAGTCGCATCCAGCGAGGCTTTAGTTCTTCAAGCGGTTTTGGGCGTGGCATTTTGTTTTAAATGTCTATTGGTTGTTCGGTTAATCCAGCACCTTTGGCAGTGCCATTTTTGTTTGATGTCAACACCGCCCTCGGGCGGTTTTTCTTGTTGACATTTGTCGCAGAGTTTAAATTTATGCAACATACGCCTTCTCGGGCGGTGGGGGCGTCATGCTCTCGGACGGTGGTGTCCAGCCGTGTTTGCGCCAGAGCGCCTGCACATCTGAGCCGCGTTGGTAGTTAAACGTGCGGTCTTTTAAAGGGATGGATGGATAACTGATTTTAGAGTGTGGGGGTAATGTCATTATGTTGCTCCTTAAAAAGGGATCTGATCCCATTCCCAATGTTCGCACTCAACCGTGCCGTGAATCCATTCTGTTGGTGGCTTTGCACCAAACTGCTCGCACATGCCAGTTTTAAAGTTGTTGCAATGTAAGCAATTAACTTCAATTGTATTGATCTGCTTTATCTGACCATTCAAATGATTCTTGATGGCGTTGAGTTCTATTAAATTCATAATCTTTGACCTCTGTGTATTTTCCGTTTTTGCGGGTTGCAATGCGTGATGGTTCAATAATTGGATGATCTTTTACCCAATTTAAAATAGTTTGTACATCTCGTGGAAAGTAATCTGGTTCACGTTTCCACCACCAACTCTCGGCTTTTTGCCTGGCATAACCCGTGTGGTTAAAGCACACCCATTCGCTGGCCACACACAAGATGCCTGAGTAGTAGTCAACGCGCATCGAGTCTGGCTTGCCTTCTTTGCGGTGTAGTTTGTAGTCAACCCTTGATACATCGTGCCAAACCAGTTCGGCCACGGCTGTCTGACTTGACAACAGTGCTGCATACGACACCTTGGCGTCCATAGGCTTGGCTTCTTCTTCTCTGATCTGGGCGCCACAATGCACACAAACAAGCGCAGCTGGTGCGTTGCGTTCGCCGCAATCTGGGCAGATGCTGTATGGGGCTTCCTGCGTGCCTGACCTTTTCTTAGCCCTGCCTTGGATGGTGTCTACGGGCCCGAGGCGCTCCACCGTGTCGGTAAAGTCAAGCACCAAGCAATCCGTTTTGCCGTCTGCAATGCGTGTGCCTCTGCCCATGCCTTGCACATACAGCACTGGCGACTTGGTTGGCCTGCACCAAACAATGCAGTCCACATCTGGCACATCAAAGCCAACTGAAAGCGCTAGCACGGTGACCAGGCAATGAATCTGGTGATCCTTAAACTGGCGAATCAAGTCTTCACGCTCTTGTTTGGGTGTCTCACCACACACAACAGCACTCACAATGCCAAGCGCGTTAAGTCTGTCAGACAGGCTTTCGGCGTTATCGACACTCGGTGTGAAGGCAATCCATTTCTTGCGTTCTGAGGCGATTCTGGTGGCTTCTACGGCCACTTTGGCAAGGTACTTTTCAACCTCGCGGGATAGTTCGCCAACTTTGTAGTCGCCGTTGGAGATACCAACATGGCTGGCATCAATGCGTGTCTCAATGCGCTCGGTCGGTGGAACCAGTGGCGCAATAAACTTTTGGTCAAGCAACTCACGCATGGACACACGGCTTGCAATGCCGGTGAATAGCGGATCATCGCCATCGGTCAGCCAGACTTGGTTGCCCCTGAAAGGCGTGGCCGTCATGCCAACGGTTCTGAATTCGCACAACTCGCCCAGCTTGGACAGAAAGGTGCGGTACATGCCTGCATCGCCTGCCTTCTGGCTCACTAAGTGAGCCTCGTCAATCACCACGGCCTTGATGTTGCCAAGCAAGTGCGCGGCTTTGTGGATGCTGCCAATGGTGGCCACAATCACATCGGCGTTGTACTTCTTTGTGCCAAGGCTGGCGCTGACAAACCCCACGCTGATGGTGTGGGGCAACAAGGCTCTGAGTTTGGCCGCATTCTGCTCGGCCAGTTCCTTGGATGGAACCAGCACCACAGTGCGCGGGTGGTAGTCTGGCCACTGTTCCCACATTTGGCGCACAATCTCCGCGCAGATGACCGATTTGCCTGCGGCAGTTGGCAACACCAATAAAGGGATGTCAGCCGCGCCTTGGTGCTTTGTCCACCAGTCAAACAACTCGGTAACTGCGCGGGATTGATACTCACGCAGCTTCACTTTTGCGCTCCTCAATCATCTTGTCAGCCATGGCGTAAGCGTTTTCTACAGCTGTTTTGCGGTCGCCGTTGGCCAGTAAACCAGTCAACGCAGCTGCGGCAAAATAATCTCTGAGCGTAATGTCTTGGATCGGTGGCGTGTTCATACAAACCTTCCGTTGTGTTGTTTGCGCAACTCAAGCGCCTGTGAATCGGTCAGCATCACCTTGTCTGCGCAGGCATGAATCTCAGCGCTGCTGATGTAGTCTGGATTAGACTCTGGGTCGCCATTGACAAACTGCTTGTCGCCCATCTGGTAGACCACGCCATAGTCTTCGGTGCTGTCAACTGGCGTGGCAGTCTTGGCCAACAAAATAGGAATGTAGCGGTGGCGACTGCAACCCTTGCGCTGATCTTCTACGGCCAAATCAATGCCGTGGCTGTTGCATGACCAACGGGCATGGCCTTGCATCTCTGGCGTCACATGCAAGCATGACCGGCAAGTGGGCGCTGGCACATCTGTGCCATGGCAGATCGCCTGGTAATCACAAAACTTGCACTCAAACCATGTCGGGTCGGTTGACACGCCAACGGGTGGCTCAATGCTGTTGATCACCGCTGTGGCCTTGTCAATGATGGCCTGCGCTTCGGCTTTGTCGTACTCCAAGCGCTCGGTATAAATGTCATCGTTGTCCTTGTTCACCACAAAGTACAGCGCACGGTGGCAGCCATCCTCGCCAAACTGGTCAATGCTCCATTTCATGTATATTTGCATCTGCGCGTAGTGTTCGGGCTTGGCCTTCTTTACGCCATTTTTTTGCATTTCCTTGAACATCTTGTCAGATGCGGTCTTGATCTCCAATATGTGCGGAGACTTTGGCGCCTGCGGCAAGCCAGTAATGATGCCGTCAGCGTTGCCTTGAAAGTGGTGGCCAGTCTCAGGTTCGCTAAACGACCACTGCTTACCCGTGGCGAGGTTGATCTGATACACCGTGCAGCCAATACTTGACAAGTCTTGATAAACCCTTGGCTCTTGTAAGTGGCCAGACTGAAACACTCGATACAAGCGGCCAGAGAACTGTGCAGGCTTAGACCAACGGAACGAATACCAGTGCTGGCGCAAACAGGGCTTACCAATGGCAGAGGCGCCAAGGTAAGGTCGTTGTGCTTCCGAGCCATACTTTGCCTTGTAGTAGGCAAAGATGGCATCGGCCACAGGATCAGTAACTGATTGTGGAAGTAAAGCCATTATTTACGCGCCCAGGCTGGTGCTTTAGGCTTGGCGGCTTCTTGCTCGGCTGTTGGCCATGCAGGGGTTTCGGCAGCAGGCGCGGGAGCAGCTGGTGCGCTGAAACCACCACCGGCAGACTCATAACCCTTGATGTTGTTGCTGGCCTTGTACATGCCCTGCGCTTCACGCACAGTCACATTGATGCGAACTGGCTTAAAGTGCAAAGAACCAGTGTCCATCAACTTGATGACATTGACCGCATGGCAAAGCGCAGACAACTGGCTTTGTGCGATGCGCTGAGTGTCTTCGTTGCTGTGACGAATGTTCAAGTTCTCCCACACACGGCGGCCTTTAAACTGGCCTTCAATGATCTCAAATGTCAACTTCAAGCCTTCGCCGTTGCCAGACTTCAAAGGCTGCACATCAGACTCTGTGATGTGTGCCAAATAAGTGCCAGCAGGCAGTGGGCCTGTAGATGCTTGGGGGGCGACTTGGGATGCGTCAAAATTAAACTGAGCCATGATAAATTTCCTAAAAAGTTAAGTTACGAACTGGTGTGATCAAGACTGCGCCTGTGTCAGCGCAGCTTGGAATGCCGTCCAGTCAAGCGGCATATTGGTCAGGCCAAAGCGGTTACCACCGCAGTGAGCCGGATGGGGTTCTACATGCAAGATGCGTTCGCCAGTGGTGGTGGCCTTGGTTTCTTTCTTAGAAAACCCTGCGTCAGTCTTGCTGGTAAAAATGCGATACCCTGCATAGCCAATGACATCAGCCCATTCCTGAACCAAGCCAGCGGCCTTGTCGTGCAGTTTCAGCACATGGCTGTCGTATCCTTCGGTCAGTGGGTCTTCAACGCGCTTGATCTTGTCGTGCGCAATCAAGATGATGCCCATGCCCTTGGCAGAGCGAAGCACCTCCAAGCCAGACAGAAGATTGCGCCACTCTTCGGCGGCGGCCACATATCCCTTACCAAAGCCTGGCTGCTCAATGTTCTTCCAGTTATTCTGCTTGCACACATACTCTTGGATCATGGGTTCAAGCCAGTCAAGCGAGTCAATGAACAACGTCTGGAACGGATGATCCTGATTGATCAACGTGTCAACGGCTGAGTAAACATCGGCCAGACTGGACGCCAGCGGAAAAGCGTTTGCGTCTACGGCATCAGCCCCGTCCTCGGTCAAGATGCCAATGGCGTTGGGCGCCATGGCGGCAAAGGTTGTTTTGCCAATCTTGCCCTGCCCCACCACAACAATCTTGGGTGAGCGTACGCGCTTGGTTTTGGATATGGATGATAGATCAAAGGCCATGTTAGTCTTTCAGTTCAATGGATGGTTTTGCGGGTTTGCTAGTGATGAACACGGCAGCCTTGTTGTAGGCGGCGGGGTCAATTTCGGAAAGTGATCGCAGATAAGCCAGATTGACTTCGGCTTTCCAGCGGAATGCGTTCTTGGCGTTGGTCGGCAGATCGTCATAGTCAGCGGCCAAGTGGTCGGTGTTCACGGTGCGGTTAAGTTTCCATGTGATGGTGAACTCTTCGTCGTTGTGCGTGCCTTCGTTGCTTTCGGGCTTGGCAAACTGCTCGGTGATCAAGCCCTCAATGCGCAGACGCTCGGCCTTGGCGTCGGCTTCGGCCTGCTTGGCCTTGCGCAGCTGTGCTGCCAGTTCAGAGATCGTCATTTTTCATTTCCTCAAGTGCTGTGGTTGTAATGTGGTCAACAATGCCCTGCAATAGCAAGTGGCCAATGTCAATGTCAGTGCCTTTAACATAGGCGTTGACCAAGTCCATATCTTCGTCAGTGCCAGGCGCACTCGGTAAGCCATAGCTGTCTCTCGCGCCTTCTTCGTTTGGCGTGTACTCCAAGTAACAAACGAGATCAACGCCTTCAACTTCGCAGGCATATTCGATCAACCCATGGGGGCATGATGGGGTGCTGTTCATGTGTTCTTTTCCTTATTAGGCCACTCAGCCCAAATTATTGGTTTGCCAATGCAGTCTTCCTTCTCCATCACCATCTCAACAAACTGCAATGGTGACACTTGCACACGCTCATCCTTCGCTTTTTGCTGTGGTGGGGTGGTGTAGAGAGGCTCAACCCACCCTTTATGCTTTGGGTTGCGCTTGTCCCAATCGTTGGCGTAGTCCTCGTTGTTTTCATAAGTTCGGTAGTCATAACCGCCTTCGCCATCAAATGTGCGCCACGCCACAGGCTCATCCTTGGCTTCTAGTGCGGCTTTAATGGCGGTGATGGCTTCTTCAACTTGAGGCCATTTCAAACCTGTGTATTCAAACGCCTCCAATGCAAGGCGTAATGCTTCAGTCTGTGTCATGCTTGTCCCCTTGCTCGGATGGCTGTTGCATAAGACCCCAATAGAGTTGCGTAATGCAATGCAATCTCAATGGGCAATGAACCAAGTCTGGTTTGCTCAATGAACTGTGCTATTTCCTCACGCTCATGTTGTGCTACTAGATTGGCAAAGTCTACAAAGAACGGAAGCCAAGGCTCTGGAAAAATACCATCTTTAAATTTTCCCGCCTGTTTAGCCATCTCAATTATTTCATCTTGTGTCATGTGTGCTCTCCTGCTCGGATTGCGTCTGCAATAACCAAGTCTTCATCAATGACGTAATATTTATCTTCAATCAACTTTGCACACGCCTCACGCTCATGCTGTGCTACTAGCTTGGCAAAGCGCACAAGTTCTTCGGTAACGATTACCCAAAACCCATTTTGCTCAGGGTCTACCTTGTCTTTGTCGCATGATGCTCTCAGCATCTCAATGATTTCATCTTGTGTCATGCTTCCCTCGCTTTCATCATTGCGTCAGCGGCTTTTTTAACCATCTCTTTGTCGTATCCTTTTTCCCACAAAAACTTCATGATGATTGCAAGGGCTTGTGTTCTAAGCGAATTGACTTGTTGTTGGATTGCATTGATTTCATCTTGGGTCATGTTGACCACCATGCGACCAAAAGAACTGCAAGGCCAACGGCAATGGCAACGGCGGCAAGAAAGTCAACGGCTGCGTCTGCGCGTGCGTGCAGCTTGGCGTTTTTGACTTCGGGGTATTGAAAGTGTCTGTGGTGTTTCATGTTGTGCTTTCGGGGGCCGAAGCCCCGTTTGGTTTTAGTTAATTACTTCCAAGTGGCGTAAGGCTCACCACCAGACAACGCAAAATCGTAAGCAGAAACATAAGGCACACGATTTGAAACTGTGGCAGTGGCTGCCAAGTCATAAAAATCTTCACGCAATGTGTCTAAGCGTTTACCACCAACTTCAACCAAATTAAAATTAGCTTCAACAGTCAAAACATTGATTGGTGTGCGGCGTGAATAAGAGAATGTCATTTTGTGTTTCCTTTATGGCCTTGCGGCGTGATGGTCAGTGAACTATTTCGCTGCCACGCTTTGAATTCTAGCGACTTGCTAGATGTTGTCAAGCCCCTTGCTAGAATTATTTTCATAGGTGTTTTCCCTATTGCCAAAAAAGTCTATCAATGTGCTAGAGTCGATGCCCTATGAACACACAAATAACACCAGATGAGCGCCGACAACTGGCAGAAAAAGTTGGCATTAACGAGCAATATCTCTACCAGTGCCTGACCGGCAGGCGTGAGATGTCAGCATGGGAGGCCGTGAGGGTTGAGCAGCAGACCGAGGGGCGGGTGACTCGCCAGATGGTGTGCCAGGGCAGCTGGCAGTCTATTTGGCCAGAGTTGGTGGGGCAGGCGTGAATGAGTTGGCTTTATTCGCAGGCGCTGGTGGAGGAATTCTCGGAAGCCATTTGCTTGGATGGCGTACAGTTTGCGCAGTCGAATGGGAACCCTACGCAGCTTGCGTACTTGTCGCCAGACAAAATGACGGAGTTCTCCCGCCTTTCCCGATTTGGGATGACATTCAAACCTTTGACGGAAAGCCGTGGCAAGGAATTGTTGATGTCGTATCTGGAGGATTTCCGTGCCAAGACATCTCAGCCGCAGGAAAAGGAGCAGGGATTGAAGGAGAGCGATCAGGAATGTGGGGAGAAATGGCGAGGATCATTCACGAAGTACGACCCAAGTTCGTGTTCGTGGAAAACTCACCAATGCTCACTTCTAGGGGACTTGGAAGAGTTCTCGGAGACTTGGCCTCAATGGGGTTTGATGCGAAATGGGGAGTGTTGGGAGCAGCGGACATTGGAGCAAACCATCAGAGGGACAGAATCTGGATTGTCGCCAAATGGCGTGGACAGCTTTCATACACCCAACACAACAGGATTAGACGGTGGAAGCAACAGCAGAAAAGCATTAAAGAAAAGACAAGAGAAGTTTCCTACTCCAACTTGTCACAATTCAAACGAGAAGGGGAGTCCATCGGAGTTCAAGAGACAATCACCAGGTCTTGGAACAGTTGTTTTAATAGACAAGAACAAGACTGGTGGGATTTTGAACCCAACATGGGTAGAGTGGCTGATGGGGTGGCCGCTAGAGTGGACAGACTTAAAGCCATTGGAAATGGACAAGTCCCACTTTGTGCAGCAACAGCATGGAAATTACTCAGTGAAAGAATTTAATGACTAACCTTACTTCTATTTTTCCCAATGGCTTCGCTGCTGCAACAGAAAGCCAAGACCTGATCAACCCAGAGGAAGGGTTTCGCCGACATTGTGAGGCGGCTGGCCTGCTGATCAAAGACCAGATCATTGCTGACGGTGAGATTCACCGTGTGGCGCATGTGTCATCCAAGAAGGGTGCATTGGATGGTTGGTACATCTTGCACACCAGTGGCAAGGTTCCTGTAGGCATTGCAGGGTGTTGGAAAGAGCCAGTGTTTGAGAGCAAGTGGGTGGCAGATACTGGCCGTGCGATGTCGTTTACTGAGCGCTTTGAGCATGACAAGTGGGTGGCAGAGGTCAAGGCTAAGAAAGATGCTGACCGTTTGGCTAGTCAGGCGGTGGCTGCCGAGCGTGCAGAGGATGAAGTTGGCACTTATGCAGATGCAAGTGACGACCATCCTTACCTTGTGCGCAAGCATGTTGGCGCCAATGGCATCAAGATTGATCGCGCAGGTAGGCTGGTTGTGCCAGTGATCAACCAAGCTGGTGAAATCCTGTCGTACCAAACCATTGATGCAGACGGCAACAAAAGGTTTCTCAAAGGCGGCAAGATTGAGGGTGGATTTTACGAGTTGAGGGGCAATCGCAAGATCGTGTTTATTGGTGAGGGGTTTGCCACTTGCGCATCAATCCATGAGGCAACGGGGTACACCGTGCTGGTGGCGTTTGACTGTGGCAACTTGGCCAAGGTGGCCAAGAGTGCCAAAGAAATGTTCCCAGGCTCAAAGATCGTGATCGGTGCAGACAATGACCAGTTCACGGAGGGCAACCCTGGAGTCACTAAAGGCCGTGCGGCTGCGGCACTG